GGTCTCTTTATCGTGTTCCACTTCGGAGAATTGGTGATGACCATACTGTTTTTCTTGGCAACGGTAAGACTCGAATATATACTGCTGAGTCTTTACCTGATTGTATTAAGTTCAAACTTACTATGGTCTTAGCGTCACCTGATGTTGCGTTACATGATGAGTCTAAGCGTCATTTTGGTGTTCATTCACTGATGATAAACAATAGCGCAGCGCATATGAATGACATTGGATGGAGGGCTAGTGATACATACTTTGTGGTTGTAATCGAGAGTGAAGACTTGGATTCCCTGATTGGTGAAGTGTTACATAAGGAGCAGTAATGGCAATGACACCCGAAGCGAAGGTTAAGAAACGAATAAAGGAAACACTTGATTCTATGGGTGCATACTTCATTCAGCCGATTGGCACAGGCTTTGGCTCTAACGGTGCGCCTGACATTGTTGCTTGCTATAAGGGTTTATTTATTGGTGTAGAAGCAAAAGCTGGAAAGGGCAAGACGACTGCATTACAAGAATTTAATCTCAAAAGGATTGAGGGAATGGGCGGTCTTGCATTAGTGATTAACGAGACGAATGTCTCACAGTTAAGGGAGTTAATAGAATCATGGGTAAGTACAGTAAAGACAAAGATGTAGATTCATTAGTAAATGAACTACTAGACAAGGGTTGGCAACCTTTGAAACGAAAGCGTCATTGGCAAGTTGTATCGCCAACAGGGATTAAGTTAACTATTCCTGTTACACCAAGTGACGGTAGAGCGTTCCTAAATTTTAGGGGCGATGTTAGACGAGTCATACAGGGAGTAAAAATATGAGACCGCTAATTACTTTGCGCAAGTTAAAGTCAGTTGAAGTAATCGAGCAACCAAAAAGACTGCCGATGATGATAGAAAGAGGGTCTAAGTTTGTATATACAAAAGGGTCTGATGTAATGAAGACTTTTAAGCGATACGGATTTGTGCCACCAACCGAGTATAGGAATGACTATCTCTTTAAAAAGAATCGTGAGATGAGCAATGAATGATAATGACCTAAGAGATTGTTTTGCGATGTTCGCTATGAATGGCTTTATTGCTAAGAACGGTGCGTGGGGTAGAGATGTTGCCTTACGAGCATGGCAAATGGCTGACACTATGGTTGAACTGCGTAGACTTGATACACCTAAAATGACTTCGCTTGAAGAAGAAGCCGAGGTTGGGATTAAAACTGTTAAACGCACAAGGAAATCAAATGACTAAACGACTTGAGCCTATCCCATTTATGGGTATGGTTGAGATTGATGATGAGCAAACCGATAGACGATTCTTAGTTAAGACTCAACAAGAAATAGCAGATGAATTAGGTATCAGTAGGAGCGCAGTTTTGCAAACAGAACAGCGTGCATTAAAGAAGTTTAAAGAGAAGTTTTTAGAGAAGTTCAACAAAGATGATTTTATTTAACAGGGAGAAGTAAATGAGAACTATGTCAACAAAAACCAAAAAAGTATTAGCCTATTTAGAAAATAATCCTAATGCTGAACCAGCAAAGGTAGCTTGGAAGTTCAAGATGCCTGTGCAGTATGTATATAAACTACGAGCCGACATCAAGTTGGACAAAGAGTTAACGATGAGTAAGCCTTCAGCGATGTTTTTAGTTAAGGATTCCTCAACAGAGGAAACGAAAGATAATGTCAACAGTCCGACGCACTATACTACTGGTGGGATCGAGACTATTGATTACATCGAGGCAAAGTCTCTTAACTATAATCTTGGTAATGTAGTGAAGTATGTATCTCGTTCAGACTACAAAGGCAAGAAACTAGAGGACTTGAAGAAAGCCCGTTGGTATCTGTGTCGTGAAATTAATAATTTAAGTAAGTAGTCCTTTGGGGAGTTCGCCTTCGGGTGCGCTCCCCTTTTTTGTAACTATAGAATACGGTATTTAAGTGAGCCTAATTACACTAGATTTTGAAACCTACTACGACAAAGAGTTCTCTTTGCGTCGGATGACTACTGAGGAATATATCAGGGACAAACGCTTTGAGACTATCGGTGTTGCGGTGAAGGTTGATGACCAGCCCGCTGTTTGGAAGAGCGGTACTTGTGAGGAATTAAAACCTTTCCTGATGCAGTATGACTGGGCAAATAGCATGGTGCTTTGCCACAATATGATGTTCGATGGCGCAATCCTTGCGTGGAAGTTTGGCATTATTCCTTATATCTATGTTGATACTTTGTGCATGGCTAGAGCGGTGCATGGTGTAGATGTCGGCGGTTCGCTTGCGTTCTTGGTAGAGAAGTATGGCTTGGGTGCGAAAGGCACAGAAGTCGATGATGCGCAGGGAAAATATATAACTGGCTTCACTTTAAGTGAGTTGGAGCGGTATGGTCAGTATTGCGTAAACGATGTCGAGCTAACAAAAAAGCTTTTTGATGTGTTATCTGTTGATTTTCCAATAGATGAACTTAAACTGATTGACATAACACTACGGATGTATACCAATCCTGTGCTTGAGGTAGATGATGCTTTACTGATGGAAAGGTTAGACGAAGTCCGCAGCGAAAAGAGCGAGTTACTGCAATCTTTAATGGTAAAACTAGAATGTGATACTGAGGAGGCGGTACGCAAGAAACTGGCAAGTAACAAACAATTCGCTGGCTTACTCGTGGAATTTGGAGTTCCTCCACCAATGAAGACAAGTAAGACCACAGGCAAGGAAACCTTTGCGCTGGCAAAAAACGATGAGGGTTTTATTGCGTTAACAGAGCATGAAGACCCATTCATTCAGCAACTATGCGCAGTCCGTCTAGGTACTAAGTCAACTATTGAGGAGAGCAGAATTGAGCGATTCATTAGCATTGGAGCAAGAAACAAAGGAAGACTACCTATCCCACTCAAATACTACGGGGCGCATACGGGTAGGTGGTCGGGTTCGGACAAGGTCAACTTCCAAAACTTGCCGAGTCGTGACAAGAAGAAAAAGGCACTCAAAAATGCTGTTGTCGCTCCTGACGGCTACATGGTCATCAACTGCGACTCGTCTCAGATTGAGGCACGAGTTCTCGCATGGCTATCGGGTCAGACCAACTTGGTTAAAGCCTTCGCCAGTGGGGATGATGTTTACTCCCTCTTTGCGTCGGAAGTATATGGTAGACAAATCACCAAAGAAAACCCCATTGAAAGGTTCGTGGGTAAAACTTGCATACTCGGACTTGGATATGGCACTGGCTCAATCAAATTACAGCATACGCTAAAGACTACACCCCCAGGGGTTGAGGTAGATGAGCATGAAGCCAAGCGTATAGTCGACCTATACAGGCAGAGTAACGACAGAATCACTGATCTGTGGAAAGATTGTGAAGACGCTCTAACAAGTATTTTCTCAGGCACGAAAAAGCCTTATTATCTAGGTATAAACCGTTGTCTAACTGTCAATTCGGAGGGGATTCTTTTGCCTAACGGTTGCTACATCCGCTACCCCAACCTCACAATTGAGTTTGAGAACAACAAAAAGCAGTTCATTTATAAGTCTCGTAGAGGACAGATACATCTATGGGGCGGGGCCGTGGTGGAGAACGTCGTACAAGCCCTTGCTCGTTGTATAGTAGGGGAGCAGATGATAGCTATTAATGAGAAGTACCCTGTGGTGCTGACTGTGCATGACGCTGCGGTATGTGTAGTACCCGAAGAAGAAGTTGAGGAGGCTTGCAAATACATCGTTGAGTGTATGTCTAAGACACCCGACTGGGCTAAGGGTTTACCCGTAGCATGTGAAGCCCATTATGGATATAACTATGGCGAGATGAAGGAGTGGAAATGAACAATGAACCAGTAGCGTGGACTGCGTGTTTAAGTTGTGGTCAAAGAGTTACAGGCGATTCTATACATACTTGTTCACCACAATTAAAGACACTAACAGATGAAGAAATAAAAGAATTATCTGAAAAACATTTAGATATGGATTGGCAAACAGGAGTAATTGAGTTTGCTAGAGCAATACTAAGAAAGGCACAAGAGAAATGAATATAAAACAAGAGTTAAAGAAAAACATTAGATGGATCGCTCTTAAATCAGGCAAAACTAACAAACAAGTTATGGACGACATTAAAAAACTTGAAAAAATGTTTTTTGGAGATGATAAAAAGGCACAAAAATAATGGAAAAGGGTCTATTTCGTAAGGATGAAGGGCAGATTGCCCAAGACACCGACAACCAAGAGAAGGCTAGACAAAAGCTGGAAGACTTGCTATGTATCAACATTGCTACAATGGATAGCTTTTCTATATGGGATTGGGAGTTTAGGAAGGAAAAACTAATAGCTATTGGGGAATATCGTCGCCGATTTAATGAGTTTGATAAGTACCCTGACTTTCAGTTTAGTAAATATAAATTTGATACTATGAGAGGCAAGTGTGCGTTTCAAGGCATCCTAGCTTTTATGTTTGTAGAGTTTGATGATGGTTTTTTCTATTTTGCTATTGAAGGAAACCCTCTTACTCAAATTATGCAACGCAACGGTGAGCTAAGAACAGAAGAAGTAGTAGTTATACCTAAAGAAAGTTTTAAGCCAGTAGAGGAACTGCCAAATGAGTTTTGAAATCATGCGGCATGATGGCATGAAAGTGGTTCAATGGTTTAGTACGACTGATGAACTTATTAAAAGTATGATTAACAACCCTAATGATAGGTATTGGAGGATTAGATGACAACATTTACAAGCGAAGACAGAGAGAACGCATCACCCCCACACATAGTAGATAGCGGTGCAAGTGTAAAAACTTTAAGTGATTTTATAGAGCTAGAAAAACGGTTAGAGATGTACCGTGACCAAATACATATGCTACAAGCGGAGTTACAACGTAGGCAGAGAAGAATGATGGAGGCAGGACTAAATGACTAAAATAACAAAAGAAGAGGTAAATGAAACTCTTTTTAATTTGAACAAAATGTCTGCACGACTGCCATCTGATGAGGGCAAAAGGCTATTCATGATGGGTGACGTTTTAAATAAGTATATAAGCCAACTAGAGAAAAGACCTGCGATCAATAAAAATGATGGGCTAGTGTGCGCAAAATGTTACGGGAAACTAAGCGACGACTTTGATATGGATGGGAGATGCTGATGTTTACATGGTCATACTCAGCCCTTAAGGATTATATTAATTGCCCAAAGCAATACCAAGAGGTCAAGGTTTTAAAGAACTATCAGAAGGCTATGACCCAACAGATTCTTTATGGAAACCAAGTCCATAAAGCGCTTGAGAACTACATCAAAGATGGCGAACCCCTTGCGGAGAACTATAAGAGATTTGAAAAGCTGATGGACACCTTAAAGGATATACCTGGTGAGTTTCATCCTGAGCTTCGTATGGCACTTAATTACGAGAAGAAAGCCTGTAAATGGAGCGCGGAAGACTGTTGGGCTAGGGGTATAGTTGACTTCCTAGTAGTTGATGGTAAGGATGCTTTTATCGTGGATTACAAGACAGGGAGCAATAAATACCCTGATGTAAAACAATTAAAACTGATGGCTTTGATGGTTATTGAGCATTTTCCTGAAGTAAACAACATTAAAGCAGGGTTGATGTTCGTCATGCATAATAGTTTTATTACAGAGGAATACGTACGGGACCAGATAACACAGCTTTGGGATGCGTTTTTACCAG